CCAAGAGATTTCTGACCCTTTGGGTATTCTAAATGAAAAGAAATAAGATTACCTTTCTTCTCCTCTTCTAAAACACGTTTAAACCCTTCACTTGGATCTTCGGAAGGTTGCCTGTATGTATGTAGTTTTTTATCTTCTAATTTAAGTACTGCTATCCATTCTAAAATCGGCATTGTATTGCCTCCTCATTGAATTGAGTTATATTAGTTGATTTGAGACCTTAACTTTCATCCCATTGGAATCGGAAAACTTTCTGATTTCCATCTCCAACTGGAGTTGAACCTGTGGTTTGTAGTTGCATAAGTAAATAATCACTTGATCCTGCAGCGGATAATGATCCACTTAATGATCCTGCGATACCTAAGTTAGCACCCGTTGGTTCTGCTATTGGAAGGACTTGAGTTGCTTTAGTTGAGGTTGTTTGGGTGGGGGTTACAAAAGTTTCTGCTCCACCATAAGTAGCCTCTCTTGCATTCGTATCAATACCTTCTCCAGTTACATAAGCCCCTGAAACCTTCCAAACTTTAAGGTTATCCACAGAGTTGAAGGTTCCTGAAAAAGCCATTTTCCAGTATTTCTCGAAAGAGTTCTCTCCTACGGTAATGGGGTATGTAGCAACCACTATGTTATGCGAATCGTTACTACCGAAATTGCAGTTTGTAACATTGGCATTCTGGGTCTCGGAAACTGTATTAAATTCATCTAATTGTCCACTTGCTGCCATTATTTATCATATCCTTTTTTAAGTTTGAATTTCGGCCACCGACACGTCTTCTGAACCAGTAGTTACTATTCCGTAGAGGGCTCCTGTATATGGCCAACAAATATGCTTCCGTGGTTCTAAACCAAAACCATTAGTTGTAGTTACCGATGTGGTGGGTCCCACATAAATTGGAGTGTCGGTTGACACATTAAATAAGTATAATTTTGCTCTGTACCCACTGCCAGCGACAATAAGAGTTGCTGCGTTAGTACATGAAGTTTGGCCTGTAGTTATTTTGTTATAGACGGTATCATTACCTTTGGTAATCGCACCGCCACCATCTTGTGACATAGCCATGTTATCATCTCATATTTTTTCCGTAAAAAAATAGGGGGAGGACTATGCCTAAGGCATAGAAGTGGCTAATGCTGTTATGTTAGCGGCTCCGTCGTTGTTCAAGACACCTGCGTGATAGCGTTGTGTGAACACGGCTGTGTGCATCTGGTGTATGATATCGTCCTGGGACTCTACCAACAGAGGTCGTCTTTCTGCAAGAATGGCGTAGTTATTACGATCAATCATGAGCAGTGTGCCTGCTGTCTGATTTCTTGTAACCCATACGTTACATCCGAGAAGATTTCCAATTTTACCAGTTCCATAGCGTGTTTCCATTCTGTCATTCCAGAATGCGAACTGTGGTTGAACGGCTGCGGCTCGGGCTGTTCCAGCACCTATTACTTGGCGGTACTCCGTCATTTTGAGGAATTGTGCCATTTGATAGGGATGGATGATGATGTCTGTCGGAGACAGATTCTCATTGAAGATCGCTGTATAACATTTTACCAAATCATCCCAGGTCAATGCATTGCCGCTGGCGGCAAATGAGTGATCTGCTTCGTTGGTTCCAGTTATCGCACTGTCGTCAGGGACTCCAGCGTTCAACGTGGTCATGATATGGGCATCTTCAAACCGTGCCATAGCAAGGGTGGCTTGCATAATGTTCCTTTGGAGGATGGCTATTTTTGCATCAGCAATGGCTTCGTAGGTCAATAGAGGACGAATACCAACTTTCATAGTTGTTAAGTGCAGTTTCTCATATCGGGTTTTCCCGAGTGGTACTTCAGCACCTTCAGGAACTTCAGCGGCTGCAAATCCATACTCTTTCAAGAAGGATTCACTTTCACTGTTGATCTTGATTACGTCAACGAAGTTGCGTCCAATTCTGGCGTCTTCAGCAATGGTGATGATTTCCCGATTGAGAACTTCGGGCATGAGGAACATCAGATCTTCTGTGGTTAGAGGGGTGTCTAATCCAGGAACTTCTGCTTCCATAAATTCAGTAAACTTGTAGGGTCTACCATAATGTTCTTGATATGTTTCTATCATTCTTCATCACACCTTACCTAAACGACCAAATACATAGCCATATGTGGCAGCATTTGTCAATGCTGTGAGACTGGTTGTCAATTCTGATGCTGAGTCCAGCCCAACACCTGGTTGGGGAGGCCACGAGGCTCCAGAGTTGGGAACATGTATAACCGAATACGCCTTTGCGATAATTCGATCATGAGCATCCTGATCAGCGATAATAGTCGCTGAGGCATACGAGGCCGTTAGGGTCGCTGCTTCAAGGGCTTGGACTGATCCTGCTGCTTGTACTGATGGGACAAGTTTATTTCCAGGGGAAATAGCCTTATCATTTCCGCCTAATGGGATTCCCACTTTGAACCATGTAAATCCTGTCATTTGGACCGCTAATTTCTTTTTTCTTGCACTATCGTAAGTCGAAACATCCGTAGATGGTCGGCCACTGGGTGAAAAGACTTGAGGTACATAAGGCCACGCTCTAAACGCAACTCCGCACGCTACGTCACGTTGTGTGTTGGCTGTTGCACATAATCCCACTTGCATGGAACCTGTACCTGTACCATGTTGAATCACATGAAAACGCTCGATGGCTGTTCCAAGTGATGTATCTATGCTCATTCCTGGCTGATCGCCAATGACTGGGCTTCCTACTCCTGACATTTCTTATTCACCTTTTGGGTACTGCTCTGAACAATTCAGCAAGGTCTGTATTCCAGCGACCACGGGTTTGATCGAACCCGTCAAGTGTTTCGACTGCCGTGATGGAAGGATTTCTACCAAAGAGTCCTTTGGCCAGTTGACTGGACTTGGCTTCTTTAAGGTATTTTTCCTTTTTACCTTCATCGAGTTCTGAAAATGGGGAATTAACTCCAAAGTTCTTAGACTTCGACCCTGCTTCTGGCGTGCGGTTAGAGTCGGAGTGATCCATATTACTGTACCACTCTTTAAGAACATCAAGTTTAGCCTTCAGAACTGTGTTACTTTCATTAGTAAGTTCTTTCTTGCGTTCCTCAATATTCTTGTCTTCGATTTTCTTCAAAGCCAATTCTTTCTCGATGATGTCATCGACGAGACGAGACTTGGTTTCGCTTTTAAGTCGCTCATTCTCCTTGAGAATGTCTGATTGCTGTTTGGATTGTTCGGAGAGTTCTTCAATCTTTCGTTGGGCCTCAGCCAATTCATACTTGGCTTTCTCGGCTTCACGAAGTGCTTTTGCTTGCTCAGAATCACTTTCTGACATTTGAATTTCTCCAATTTTGTTATCAGCAACACTGACGTTACTGATTTGTTGTCTTTTTCCTTTAAATTTATAATCCATATAAACGGTAGCATTATCGAACGCTTCGGATATACTTGCAGCCACATATTCTGTATCTGCATCCAACGCTGGGATAGGAGTAAATCCGAGATGTTTAAAATAAATTCCACGAGGAATACGTTCACACACCTTCCCGTCATACTTTTCACCAGGCCAGTGCTCATGCATGAATGACCATTGTTCTCCACAAATTGAACACTCGACACTCTTGGCTCCACTTTTAACACTGACACCTCGAAGGTATCCTTTCACCACTTTCGCAGTGAATGGATCTGATCCTTCCAGTTCTGCAATGTAAGCCATTTCTTTGGGAGAAGTCCTGGTATCCCACCAACTCTCTTGTACGATTCCAAACGTATCCCTGGCAGAATCAGAATGATCTACCTGACACGTAACTCCTGGGAAAGTCTTAACGGCCTTCTTTATCTCTTTCTCCTCATACCGATTAAAGTTTTTAGAGGTAGTTTCAAAAAGGGCCCTTCCAACCACCAGTTTAGAATCAGGGTCTCGTATTTCGTAAGTTGGTCTGATCTCATCAAGTTTTGCTTTTTCTAATACTTCAATATCTGTGTTGAAAATAAAACTAATATCCTTAATTTCTCCGCTCTCTGAAAGAGACACGTCGAACATACTATCGACTGAAGCGGAGTGCTTAACGAATGATTGACCTGTTTGTTTGACACAAATGGCTCTTGCCACCCTGTCTACCCGTTTCGGTGACCAGTCCTTATTGTTTTCTTTCAGACTCTTTTTAGTCTTAACAAAACACTGCATGAGTTCGTCTGCCATAAATTCACCTAACAAATTAACACCCTTCATGTATGATATAAAAACCCGTGTAGGGTTTTGTGGGAATAGGAGAAATTGACTAAAAAAAGTGGGAGTTACTTACTCCCTTTTGCTCCAGTAGTGGTTGATGCACTCTTTTTTCCATGTTCTGCCTTCCTATCACTCTTTTTCTGGGTAGGTTTGGGCTTGCCACCCGCCACGCCTGCCTGAGCAGGTGTGGCCTGAGGTGGTGCATATTTTTTACCCATTTTAGCAGTATGTTCGATGATTGCTTTCTGGAATTCTAAATCTGCCTCTGGAGTCAAATCACCGTCAGGTTCTGGTTTCATACCATAGGCCAGACGCCATTCTTGACGGGCAGCACCAGCAAAACGGAAGAAGTCCATCCAACGTATACGCTTGTCTTCAGAAGTCTCTATCTCTCCAAAGTGTAGTTCAGGAATCCTGTCGAGATCAGAGGGCTTGAGTTGGTAATAGTGCTTCTCTAAACATAGATAAGAAAAGATTTCCAACTCAACTCCGTCTTTGATGAGTTGGTGCATCATCTTAACGAAGTTCGAGACCGCTTCCAACTGCATTTTGGCAGTTGCTTCCGTGGTCTCTTGCCCTTGACCCAACAAAATTTCTGGCATACCCAAAGAACCGAAAAGCGTAGCAAGCATCATTTTATAATATCCCTCCACATTCATAACCCCTTTACCTGGGGCAACGACCTCATGGGACACCATAGTTGAAGTGACTATGTTCGATGATACCTTCATCTGTGCCACAAGGTTATCCCTGAATTGGGTGACAGTGGGTTGACTCGCTGGAATCAGGTCGGTCCCAATTCGATATAATACTGTAGGTGCAGCATAGTTTTTGATAATCATACCAATATCTTCCCTCATTCCCACAATAATTGCCAGAATATCTTTAACTGCTTCCAGAATAGACGTACCATAGGCCTGGCCTGGCTCGGGATTGAGTTTAAAATGTATAATCTCCTCTGGTGTAAAGATTACTGCTCCTTTCTCAAAATACATCTGGGCTTTTCCAGGAGTTAGAAAAGTGTATGTGCCCTGAAATGGATACTGGACATAACCTAACGTATCACCGTGTGCGTTCCTGATAGGACGCACTTCCTCGGGTGGTAAGAGTTTCAATTCATGAATTCTCCAACCAGGAGGTTTTTCCTGACGATCAGCGGCCCATTTTTCTCCTTTGATCTCAAAAACCTTCTCTGAATAGGAATTCCCTGCCCAGAAGGTACATTGTAGTGCTTCCTTCAACCAGGTATAGAATTTCTTATATCGCATCCACTGAGTAGTGAACTGTATATTCTTTTTTAATGCTTCCTTAGTATCATCGGCAATAGCCAATAATGAGGAGGGTGCTCGTACATCAATATCTACTGATAGAATAAGTTCTGACATACGTTGAAGGATTGAACGTGCTATGTCAATTCTTTCAAACATGGCTTTGTAGATTCTGATGTTATACTTGGGCACTTCCGTAACACGAAGCATAGTCTGCCTCCCCTTACCTGGAACAGATCCTGGCACGGCTATGATTGCTTTGGCAGCCTCTTTTAACATACCTTGTTGCATACGATATTTTAGTTCTTGGCTGGTTACATAGGCATGGTCATTGAACCGTGGATCATCAAACATGGAGTCTGACATATTATCTACCCTAATCTATAATGTGTGTATTGTTTTAAAATGTGATTGAACTTGTCTCTATTGAAAAGATTAAATGGAATGAGAACATCTGTGGTTTTCTTTCCATTGG